CCTGCGCCACGTTGCGGGCCTGCGATCCGGTGCGCGGGACGACGTCCTCGCCAGTCAGCATCTTCTCGTTGTGCTGGCGCGCAAAGGTCGGCAGTTCCACCTTGGGCATGGCCTGAGGGGAGTAAGCCGCCGTGCCACGGGCAAACAGCGACTGCTCGGTCGGGACGTCGGTCAGGTCTTGGGCCAACTGCTTTTGGCGCAGATACCAGTCGGCGTTGTACGCGCCCTCACCCACCAGTTCGTCGGTACGCTTGCGCAGTCCACCGAGCGCCTGAGGCGAGTCGATGTGGGTGCCAAGGCCGATGTACTTCCCGGTGTTCGGGTCGATCTTGAGGTGCTTGCCAGCCTGCGCGATCTTGAGCGCCTCAGCCGGGTCGGTGACGTTCTCGAAGACATCGGCTACGTTCTTGGGTGCGTTGACACGCTGGGCCTTCTTGCCCGGGGCCACGGCGTACATAGGCTTGGGCGTCAACTCGCCGAGCAAGCCATTGGCAAACGGGCCAGTGCCTTCGACGATACCCTGATCCACCAGCCGGGCGGCTTCGAGGCCAGCCTTGGTGATCCCCTTGCGGGCCAGAGACGCCACGGGCTGGGCCACGCTTGCCACGTCAACCAAGCGGGGATCGACCTTCGCGGTCTGGAGGAACGGCCCCCACGTTTGCGGGTTCGCCGTCAGCAGGTGCGTGTTCGATAGGGCGCGACTGTATGGCTGGTCTGGGGTGATGTCGCGGGCGGTGCCCGTGTAGTCTTGGAGCGCGGTGCCTGCGGATGTCAGCGGGTCAGCAATCAGCCCTCTGGCAATCTTGGTGCGGATGGGATGGCTCTCTTCGATGTCGTTGAGGGATTCACCGAGAAAGCGTCCGGTGGCCTCTAATCCCTTTCCCACTGTGCCGACGCCCTTCTCAAAGGACGACTGGGGAATGGCGGAGATGCTGGGCTCGCTTGTGCCACGCTCGTCCTCCCGCAGGGTCTTGCCTGACAGTTTCTGGCGCAGGCTTGAGGCGAAGTCGCTCAGTTTGTCGGACAGCCCTTTCTCATCAGGGGCAGGACTGCCGCCACCAGCGAGATGCTCGACGTGGTAATCCTTGAGCCTGTCCCACACAGGGCGCTGGTCGACCGCTCCGCCTTGGGCCATCTTCTTCGGCTTGTGAGTCGGCACCACCAGATCGATCCTGCCCATCACTGGCGTGTCAGGCATTGCGTTATGGATGGCCTGAGCAACGTGCATCGCGACGTCTTCGGCGGTTCGCTTTGGGTTCCTCAGGGTATGGGACTGGTGCATTGCTGGCTCCTAGATCGCGTATGGGTTGACGCGCTTTGGTTTAGCGTCAAAGTAATCATCATCGTCATCATACCGAGGTTCAGGGTTGATGTCCAAGTAGCCGATGTCCTTCAGATACCGAATCGCTTGCGTCGCCGAGTCGACGTAGTCGTCGTGGGTCGAGTCAGGGAATGCGCAGATCTGGGACAGGAATCCCTCGCACCAGTCCTTGACGTAGCCCTTGCGCACGCTCGACTCAGGGAGCCAGACGCGCCCGGTCGTGAAGATCGACGCGGTGATCTGGAGCCGGGTCATCTTGTCCGCCGCTCCCGGGTTCCAGCCACGGGCAGGCAGGTGCATGGCCTGCAACTCCTGCAACAGCGATAGGCCCGACGCCTTGGTCTCGATCAGGATCAGGTCGGGGCGTTTCTTCTTCTTGCCGTCGCCGTACGAGACCTGCCACTCGTCGATGACCTTGGGCTTGAGTTTGGGGAAGGTGAGGTGCTCGGCCCAGCAGTCGATCAGGAGCACGCTCATGGGGCCGTCCATGGGCTTAAACACGCCCCACGTCGTCATAGCGGTCGGGTCGTTGTACTCCTTGTCGGTGTAGGCGCAGTCGTAGGACTGGACTATGTACTCGAAGTCGGGGAACTCCTTCCCGGCGGGCCAGAGGCGGAACATATCGCGATTGACGACCTTGCCGTCCTCGAGATCGATCACCTCGCCCAGCACCTCCTGCTGGTACAACTTCGAGCCCTTGTAGGTCTCCAACTGGCGCTGGAACGCCTTGTCGAGGTTGGCGGCGTTGTCGTACGTGCTGGCGCGGGAGATGACCACGTCCTCGCCTTCGCGACCGACCAGATCGAGGATCAGATCCTTCGGCCTTGGTGTTGTGGTGGCGATCACCCGGGGATGGCTGTGCGGCCTGTTGTCGGGCTTGATACGCAGGCCCAGCATCATGTTGTCCCACGCCTCGTTGGGGCCGAGGTACTGGAAGGCGGCGAGTTCGTCGCACCAGCAGAACGACGAGTTGATACCACGCAGGCGGTCGAACGAGTCAGCAGAGACGCCCCGGATCTTCGAGCCGTTGCTAAGTTTGATCATGTGGTCTTGCTTGTTGTAGTCCACCACCAGTTCGGGCGGGATGCAGGCGAGCAGTCCGCTCGGCCCTTCAAAGCAGGTGAACTTCAAGTCACCCGACGTAGGGGCCAGCACCACGCTCATGGTGCCCGGGTGACACCACGCCCACCACCAGAGGGCCTCAGCCGCCGAGCGGGTTTTCCCGGCTCCACGGCCCGCGAGCATCAAGAATATCGAGTAGTCATGGTGGAGGTCGGGCGGGATCTGGTACGGGTGGGCCTTCTCGATCCACGCCATATGCGCGAGGAAGGCCAGACGGTTGTGCTCAGGCAGACTGTCGAACTCAGCGGCGGTCGTGCGGTCGAGCATTTCAAGCATAAATGTCGCACCCAGAACAGGATTGCAGGGAATTGGGGTAAAACCCCGTGTTTTTCGACACCATCAGGGCTGTTTCTGTCGTGATTGCGACGTCAGCCTGCACGTTTGGTCATCTCCATGTTGCGGATCATCTCGAAGAACTTCTCGCTGGTCGCGTCCTCCGTCCTGATGGGCGCGCCGCCTTCCACGCCCTGCACCGCGATCTTGTCGCCGTACTTGGTGGGATGGAACTTTGCCAGCAACTTGAGCCGGGTTTCGATCTGGAGTTTGCGGTGGCCCAGCATATCCTCCACCGTGGTGGACGAGCCCTTGTCGGTCATGGTCTGCACCTGCCCGAACTGCGGCGTGTCGGCGATCAGCAGGCATTCCTCAGCCAAGGCGTCGTAGCCGATGTCCCGGGCGCGTGCGATGGATGCGGAAAGACCGACGCCATCCTCACCCAAAGCGTCATCCTTCGCCATCCAGTCGTAGACCGTCCTCCATGCCGGGAATCCTTCGTTGTCCCTGCATATCTTCCTCAGTGGTATTCCGTCACTGAGTTGTTCGCAGATGATCCGAGCGATCTCTGGGTCATACTTGGATGGACGTCCTGTCTTCTTGGGGGCTGTAGAGGCTTTTGCGGGCGGCGTGGCACCCTTGGCCTTCGGCTTGGCGTTTGTGGGCTTGGTGGCCCGGGCTGGGGCCTTCTTGGCGGTTTCTGGCATGACCCTTATTCCCTCAGTGAATGCGAATGTCGTCAGTGTAATCGATTCGCTTTCAGTACGCCAGTGTAGGTTGCCAGCGCAGGGAGCCTCAGTAGAGAAGTGAATTTGACAGAAAGCAAGCCCCTATCCGATTACTGTGCGCCAGCACGGCTGGAGACTGGCCCGTTCTTGCGGCTCCGTCGATCACGGCAATATGCCGAGACCAATCTCCAAGCGTGATAGCCCCCGTCTTTCCGGGGTGTCAAAGTTTGTTAAGGCGTCCTTCACGCCCGATAACCGACTCGGTTTTATTTCGCTTTCGAATCGCAGTCGCGTCGCTTTCATGGATCACGCGGCGCGATTGTAATCAGCGAATTAGAACCTTGCAAGATCTGGAACTATCGAGGCCAGAACGAGCACCAAAACAAACAGAACTCCTATGGATATTTTAGCCGAAAGTGGCTCCTCGTAGTGATCTTTTTGGCTTGGAAGATCCCTCATCAGGGCATCGATCTCTTGCTTGTTCATGACTCGTCCTCCCATGTCCAGCCCAACAGTTTGGCAGTGAACCACCGATGAATGAGCGATGGCTTTTTGTAGATAGAAAACTTCAGCATTTGAGAGCCCCCGGCGTACAGCACCCAATAGCCAGCAGGCTTTGGTGCCTCCCACATCTTGTAGGAGGTTCTTTCCTCGAAATTGTTAGGCCAGCCAATCATTTCGTCTCCCTCCCCTGAAACATTTCCGCGCTCCAAGCATCAAGAATACGAGCCTTGGCCTCTTCGCGCTCTTCGGGCGGATAAATGTCGGCAACAACATCTTCCAATGTTTTCATGATTGACTCTGTCATCTGCTGTGGTGTAAGTATCATTTTTTCCCCGCTTTCAGCATCCCATCTGCCAACTCGTGGGCCTGTTTGCACAGCAAGTCAAAATCCCAAACGTCATCTTTAAGCACTTGCATAGCCATCCCCGCGTACCATTGGTGCAGGGTCATGTCGCGGGCATAGCCGCCTGTCTGTTCCATCCACGTTGGGTCGATGGGCGTGTTGTCTTGTTTCATGCTTGCTCCTCCACAGGCTCGTAGGTCATCTCAAAAATGTCAGGCTTGCAGGGGTAGTGTTCGCCCTTTACGCCTGTGATGATGTAGTCGCCGGGGGTGACCATGTGCCAGCCTTCCAGCGTCTTGATTCCGCCGTGGACTCCCACTATGAAATCTGGAATGTCAGGGTAGTTAATCGGGGCCCATAAAACT